AACATCTCTATCATATAGCTCTGATTAAATTCAGATTGTATTATTTCCCCAAGAGTCTGATCTTTCAGATGTACTCTAGGAATATAAAACACATCAGATCCAAACAACTTGATTTGTTCATCAACCAAGTCCTGTACGAGATTCTGTTCGGTGGCAACACCACCGTGTTGAGGAAAGTATACTTTTTTCATCCGATCATATCAAATGGTGGTAATTCGTATGTAGTAAATGACATCTCTTCAATCTCAGCAATTTCTTTCTGAGCATCTTCAAAGATTTCTCTACCGTTAATGGCAACTCCACCAGGAAGTTGGATACCATTAAACTTAATTAGGTTTTGTCCCCACTGCCTTTTTATAAGAGCAGTAGCATATTTTTTTAGAAATATGTCACTATAGACTTGAGTAAATGTATCAGGATCTAATGCTCTATGACATTCAACAATGACATGCACATCTTCATCTAGCATGTCTTTACCAACATCAAGATACAATCTATCTTGTCTCATATTGAATCTAAATTGAACAAAAGCACCATTGTTGAGTACCATGTCCATAGTTTCCATCCATGTCTTAACCATATAATAGTTAAGGAAGTCAAGAGAACCTACAGCATATAGATCATTCAAGAAAATCTGATACTCAATACCAAATAAATTATTTCTAATTGCATTACTAGAAAGACCAAATACTTTAGTTACTCCAACTACATCCGCAGGTAGTTCAAGATATCTATCTCTAACTTCCCATTTTGTACCACTAGCTAGAGTGGTTGTTGTGTTCTGTGTTTCAAATTTTGTCTCATCAGCAGCCGTGAAGAAATGCTTCATATAAGCAAGTTCAGTACCATCGTAGTGTCTCATACGATAATACTGAAGTGCATCGTCTATTGAATCTTCTATTTGATCATCGTCAACATTGATCTCCAGCACTGGAAAACCTAACTTTCTAAGACAGTAATCTTTAAATTCAGCTCTACTGGCAGGTTCTGCCATAACATTTACCTACAATTTCCCTGAAGGTATTTATTCATTTAATCAACTAAAACTCTTTTGAAATCTGATTCAAACATTATATTTAAACACCATCTCTGTTTGTGGTGTGGAGCACCAGTACCTCCATGCAGTGTATTTGAAGGAAACATTATAGCATTTCCTTCTATTGATTCATAAAAATATTCTCCATCACCAGGTATAACAACCCTAGTACCATGTTCAGGTCCTGTACTATTAAGATAATAAACAATGCTAGTATACTTAGTATCTTCTTCAGAATTATCTACATGAAGACTTCCATGAGAAGCGGAACTATAATAGTTCCAAAATATTCTGAATAAATGTGGAGAGTTATGTAAATAACCTACCTTCTTTGCTCTCTTGATACAGATATTCATTACAAGTTTTGCAAACCCATTGAGTTCTGCGTAGTATTCTTCCATTCTTACTGCTCTATTAGCATCATAAGTTCTCTGAAGAAAACCAGCATCAGAAGTATAACAACATTTACCTTCTAATACACCAGGATATGTTGGATCATTTATAATATTACAATCTTCTCCACGATGATCATATGCAATCTCCCAACCATTAGTATGACGTAGCATTTGAACTAAGTGAAAATTAACTTCTGATGATAGTATATCAGTAAAAGATATTAACTCTCTTTTCTCCATCAAAATCCCCAACAAACAAATGAATATCTTTCTCCCTTAGTTATCTCTTTAACTCTGTGAGGATAAAGATAACAACTAGGAAATATTAATATATCTCCTTTGTCTAATTTTATTTCAAAGTCATCCCAAAACACTAAACCACCACCCTCATAATCAGAACAGTCATTCAAAGCACCTATGACCGATAGCACAGGTATTCCTCTTTTCTCTCCATCAAACAAGGATTGTATATGATCAAAGTGAGGTCTCATCATAGTTCCTTCACTATACCTATTCAAACGTATACTAGACCAGAACTTGATCATGTTAAATGGATTTGCTTTTACTGCTTCTTGTCCTTGATATAAATTTGTTCCTTGTTCATGTTGTAGTAATTCTGGTAACAACATCATATATTCTTTCCATACCTCAGAAATATGCATAATAAGTTGCTGTTGAACTACGTCTGGTATACTATCACCATAAACAACATCCAATTCTTTTTGTTCATGTGAATAAGATTGAACTTCATGATGTGAATACCATTGATGAGTCTGCCAGTTCCATTCTTTTGATTTTTCTACAATACTATCACAAAGTTCTGGAGCGATAATATTATTTTTAGCAATAAGATTTCTTAATTGTACATCCATAATTAAAGCACGGGTAACATTCCTAAACAACCATTTCCTGGAAAAAGATCTAGTGATACATCAAATCCTATGGTTAATCTTGTATCTGAGAACTCATCTAAACAAACTACTCTATGTTCTTTTTGACCAGGACCAAAATATATCTGACCTACTTTGTTTTTAATTTTATAATCTCTAAACTCAGTAACAGTATTCTTTGGATCTATACTTATATATCCATGATAATCCCAGTCATGATTATGCCATCCAAGAACTTGATCATGATCATGATAATTTAACCATGATTGCATCCACATTTTTTTATCACCTAATTCAGATTTGACTAGTGATGTAAGTTCTTTATAAATTTCATAGAAGGTATAATAACCAGCAGTTAATGAAAATATATTGTAATTAAAATAGTCTGCTGTCATATCACCACTAGCATTCCTAGATGGTAATCTCATATACCATCGTTTAGATTGATGACACTGTTCAACAATTTCTGATTGATGTTCTATAATATATTTTGATTGATATATTTTATAATCCATTTAATTTTATTTCATTTGAGACAGACATTTCTACAGTTGTCATTTGTACATGAGATCCTTTCATTAATCCATTAATCATATTTGTATTCAAGTTAATTAAATCAACATTGAATGCTATTGATATTCTTTCTACATCTGATTTTGATTTTGTAGTTCCATGTGATAACCATGAGGGAAACAATATAATATCTCCATCATAAGGAACAACCATAGTAAAAGATGGAAACACTTGACCAGATGGAAATTCACATGCATTAGATATTGGATTTGGATTTTGAAATACTATAGACCCTTGTTCTTTACTTACTCTAAAGTAATATACACCAGAAATTTTATGTCCAGGATGAACGTGTTGCATTCTAGATTCATCTTTATTTCCAAAATTAACCCATGAATTTTCTATTTTAATTGGAGACTTTGATTTATCATATTGACCACTCCAACGAGAACGCTGTAAATATGCAATACAAGATTCCTCTATTCTTTTTTTCAACAAATTACATTCATATTTTTCAAGAAAATCATATGTTTTTTTAACTCTTTCTTTTTCATTAAAAGATTTACAAGATTTGTCATCAGTATCTTTTATTTTTTTAATTGCTGCTTGTATTTCACATTGAATATCATCATAAGATTCGTCTGCTGAATACCTTAATACAGGAACAGAAAATAAATTATATAATTCCATTACCAAAATTTCTTCATAGGGCATTTATTCTCTTTGACTATCTCCCAAGATTTGCCTGGTAAAAAATCTTTTACACGAGCAAGGTTATGAGATTTAATTTTTAATCTATCTGGTGCTTGTTTTCTTTCTAAAGAAACTGTATTATCATAACTTTTGAACCTTAGTATACCAATAGGTTCTCCTCTTGATATCTTAGTTACTTCATTATTAAATCTACATGCAGATAGTATCATTCGTGGCCAACGATTAAAAGGATATTCAGCACTAATTATCTCTATTCCTTTATTAGCAAAATTTGGTGAAGCTACAATCTCCACCCATATATCTTTAGTTCTTTCCTTTGACCAAAAAGTAAAATGTTGATGTATCTGTCCAACTAATATTCCATTGTAAGGAGGAGTAGGTCCAGGTCTTAACATTACAGTTTCTGGACTTCCCTCATCAACATTGATATGCATATAAGTATTCTGATCAACTACACCAGTAGTTTTATTATATTTAATTTCCATATCCATTTGTGAAAATATAACAAAAGCATTTTTCCAGTAATGTTTCCATGCAGGACATTTCCAGTACGTATGCTTCTCGTGATATTTTTTATAGTAGGTAAGATATGGTTGAATAGGGATATAAACTTCCTCTTCAAATAAAGGATGTTCCCAACCAAATTGATATCCCTCCATAAAGGGAGCATAATATATTTTTTTCATTAGTAAACATTCTCAATTAATCCGAAGGATGTATTAGCAGGTGAAGAAGTCAATCCAACTGGCATAACATTTATACTAATTGTCATTCTAGTTCCAGAATAAGTAGATGGCATGGTAAAATGTTCTAACCAAGACGGAAACAATATTAGTGTTCCAATGTCAGAGGGACACTGCCATACATTTTGAGCCAATTTACTTTCACTTTGAACAACAATACCATGTCTAGAATGCGGTAAAGGTGTATCAAAATAAGTTGGAGGAGTGTTTGGTGTGCAGTAATAAATACCAGAGAGCCATGAATTTGGATGAACATGGGGTCTATGTTCATTCATTTTTGGAGAAACATTTGCCCAAGATAAATTAACTCTTAGTCCCTCAGTGTTTAATCTATATGTATGGTAATAATTTTCAAGACAAGCGTTAACCCAATCATAAAAAAATGAATACTCTTCTTTTTCATGTAGATGAGTATTGAGTGTTTGAAATGGATGTAAACTTTGTCCAGAAGTATTCTTTATTCCTTGAGGACCTGTTGTCTCTTCTTGATCAATCAGTTCCATTAGTTTAGAATTCATGCTAAGATATTTCTCATTACGATACATGGTTATCGTAACAGGAAATATATCAATTTCATTTACAAGAGTATTTTCTAACATCATATAACTTCGTCACACTACTATTTATTATACCATGTCAAGTCTTATAAGTCTATTCCCAACACAAGTTTTTAGAAGTCAAGCAACTAGTGAGAACTACGATTTAGTTCAAAGAGAAGTAAAGGAATGTCTTAATAAAATATTAGAGACTGATAACTTTGATGATGTCTCATGGATTCATGAGGAAGCAGGTAAGAGAAGAGCTGCAAGAAACGCATACTTTGATATACACGAATATCTTATAGATGAAGATCTTATAGGAAATTACAATTTAGTAAATTTAAAAAAGAGAATATTTGATGCTGCTAAACAATATGTTGAACTAACTCAATGGAGTAGAGCATTCTCAAATAGAAAATTATCTGAAGGACAAGAGAGGTATGTACTTCATTTAAAAAATTCATGGATGAATATACAGAGTAAATTCAAATCACATGAATGGCATTGTCATCCTGGTTATCATATAGCTGGAACTTACTATATGAGAGTTAGTTCTGAACAAGGTGGGATACAATTCCAGAATCCAAATATAATGATGCAACATTGTAATTTTCCAGAAAACCCAAGGAACTCTCAATCTATTGAATTCATTCCTAGTGATGGAGACATCATGTTATTTCCAGCTTGGTTGATGCATAACACAATGGCAAATACAACAGACGAAGATAGAATTAGTATATCATTTAATATTGATATAGAACTTCCTATGGATCAAACTTAGGTGATTCATAGTCAGGGAGTCCTCTTAGTTTTCTTAACTCACTATTTGCAGAACATTCACTCAAACAATAACTAATCGCCAGACTAGTTCTTAGTCCTTCTGTTGGATGTAAAGCAGCATGAAAATAATATGATGGAAATAAAATAAGTCTACCTGGTTTAAATTTAACTCTATGAACTTCTTGGAAGGATGTGTCTTCACCTTCAGGACCTATAGGATCACTATAGAATAGTGTGTCACCATCTTTTCCTCCAACATAATAAATCATAGTCCAGTAGTCAGGCATTTCCCAATCTAAATGAATTGGCACAGCAACATCCATTGGTACTTGACCATTAAAATGAACCCGATACAATTGATTTGCATATGCATCAGGTATAAAAGTTTGTAAAATATGTTTAGTAAATGCATCATGAACATATGATGCTATGCCATCTACATCTAAATTAAATGGATCTTCTGTTTGTTCGTGTGGTCTATGTACCCATATAGCAAAGAACCTTCCGTCTTTACTACCTCCTTTTCTTCCTTGAATACCATACTCCCACCTCTTACAATCGTTTAATTTCTTAGAAAAAGATTGTACGAGATAATCTGGAAAGACATCATCGTACACGAAGATCTTTGAAATATCAATTTGTTTCATAATAAAGTTAAAAAACTTTAGGGATTTGCGTCTTTGATTGCCTTAACTGCTTTATACCAAGTACCAGTTTTATCTAACTTACCATCATCAATATCATGCCATAGTTGATCTATCTGTTCTTGCCAAGATGCATATTCTCTTTTTCTTTTTGAAGAATAAGTAGCATACTCAGCTTTCATGTCATCCCATTCTGCTTTAATCTCAGCCCATGTAGGAGCAGTCCATCCTCTCGCTGTAATCTCAGCAGCAGTAAATCCCCCATTTTTAAACTGACCTGTAGAAGTATCAAATTCTTTTTCTGCTTCAGTTACACTATCTCTGTTATCAGTGTATCTAATTGATTCTAGGTATTGTTGTTCATTCTCTACAGAAAAAGATCCACTAAATTCAATCTTTTCTGTAAGACCTTGATCGTCAATAAGTCCTTGCAGTGCATGACCTGCTTCAGGTTCCCTGAGCACATCGTATCTTAGATCTTTTTGAAATTCTCTTAAACCAGCCATTGTGATAAAAACTCCTTCGTTACTTATTTATACATTAATATCTACTAAGATTACCAGAATCTACACATCCAGAATCAATTTCAAAAATTTCAAGGAAATTATTTTCCCATCCACCATTACGAGTCATGTTACCAATACGACAGTTTACACGAGCAGGACCTGACCAGTTTGCATGGTATATTCTAAATCTATGTTCTTGATTTGGATATGATGGATGAACAGGACATAGATTGTAATAATTATCCATCCAATAAAAATCACCCACGTTATTTTCTAGTGTAGCATGGTGTCCTTGGTCTGCAACTCTACCCCATCCAGAACTAGGTGTCCAACGATATAGTGCAGCACCTGTTCCTTGAGCACCACCACCTTGGTCGTCACAGATAGTTTGATATCTTACTTGATACCAGTTAGATGCCTTAGCAGGAACTCCCATACTAACCTCAGCACCAGAGTATTGCCACTGTGGTCCAAAACCAGAACCAGCACTAAAATCATTAGATGGTGATGATGTTATACCAACTTTTACAATTCCTTCTGGTTGTCTCTGAGGATTAGAATCACCAGGAAGTAATATTCCATTAGGACCAAGAGTTACTGCCATTTTTCTAGTACGTAGTTAAGTTATTAATTGCTGCCACATTATCACAATCAATCTCTGTAACAGAGAACTGATTATTTATCCATCCACCAATACGATTATCAGCACCGATACCAGAATTTACACGAATGTTGCAACTAGGATGTTTAGTGCCCATCATTTTGAATTGATGTTGTTCAGTTGGATATGATGGATGAACTGGAATATACCAGAGTCCAACAGGAGTAGCATAGAAGTCACCAGAATCATTATCATAGTTTGCATGTTGACCTTGAGCCTGTGCTCTTAACCAACCTGAAGATGGTGTCCAACGGTAGAGTGCCATACCCATACCGCCATTACCAGAACCTGGCCAGTCATCAGTGACATTATAATATTCACAACGATACCAATTATTTGATTTTTGGGGAGTGCCCATATCTATAGTTGGTGTAGTATCAGTTTCACCACCCCAAGTTGGCAAACTTAAATTTACCGTTGGGTGTGAGGTGTATCTAGTTTTAACCAAAGGTGATTTGGTAAACTGTTTACTTCCATCGGTATATTCTATGTCAGTTCCGTTTAATTTAGTTGCCATTGGTTTTCTCTAGTAATTTGGATTATAATTTCCAGTTGTAGTAACAATTTGACGATTGATTTCCCAAATTTCAAATGTGTTGTTCTGCCATCCATTACGACGTTGATCACCACCAATAGATGAATTAAATCTAACAGTTCCAGTATTATGTTTGTTCCAATACAATCTGAAAGAATGTTGTTCAGTTGGATATGATGGATGAACTTGAACCCAAAATATACCATTATTGGTTCTATACCAATCATTCATATTATTATCATAAGATGAATGACTTCCCTGTGCTAGTAATTTACCCCAACCAGAAGAAGGAGTATAACGCCAAATTTGAAATCCTACACCAGATATACTGCCGTCATTATCATCACTAACTGATTGATACCAAACCCGATATAAATTATTGGATGCTTTTGGCACTCCCATATTTATTTCAGATCCATCAACATAACCCTCAGATCCAGAACCACCACTAGCACTTTGATTAACTGTTGAGCAAGATCCGAAACCTACTTTCACAACCGCAGCCGCACGACCTTGGTATGTGTTGTCGTTGGTTTCTCCACCATTTTGATTATAGACGGGTCCACCGAAATGGACTCCATCTCCTCTTAGTTCAGCCATTTACTTTCCTTTAAGTTGATCAATTTCACTCTTAAGATCTTTGATTGCTTCAATTAGAACACCAACGATATTCTGATAAGCAACAGACTTAACGCCATCATTATCTGTATGTACCAAGCATGGGAACTCTGCTTCTACTTCCTCAGCAACAACGCCGATATTATGTGATCCGTTTGACTTATAATCAAACTCTACACCACGTAGATTCAAGACCCTTGCAAGAGCATCTGGGATGGTCTCAATGTTATCCTTGAGAGCCATAGCAGACTGTGCTGTGACAGTTCCAACAACTGTTAGGTTATTAGAGGTGTCAAAGGTTGCACAAAGTGAACCAGAAGTTGTTACTGTTACGTTAGAACTTGAGTTTGTTGTAACATTTGAAGTACCATTCTGAATAGAAGTAGCATCTACGTTCAATGTTGCCCACTGAACTCCACTAGCAGTGCTTTGTAAATACTGACCACTTGAACCAGTACCACCACCAGCAGTTAGTGATCCTGTTAGAGTACCACCTGAGATAGTTTTGTTTGTAAGAACTGAAGATGATGATTCAGTTACAATTCCACCACCACTACCAATTGTTGTTCCAAGAACTTGTGTAGAACTTAAAACTTCAACTCCATTAATCTTGAATACCTTACCAGTTGGAAGGTTGATATTTTCACTAACATCAAATCCGTTAGAAGCACCCCAAGCAATTGTCTTGTCGGTAGTACCCTTAACAGTAATACCACCTCCAGCTGCGGTAGCATCTGTAGCACCACCAGCAGTAAAGTTGGCAGCAGTAGCAGATCCAGTTCCACCGAATGACGCATCAAGTGTAGCAGTTGTTCCTGTTAAACCAGTGACTGATACAGTTCCTGAAAGTGTTACTGTACCACTACCACCTGAGATAGCAATTACAACGCCAGGAGCAACATTTGTTGTATCACTGATGTTTGTAATCTGATTTGAACCAGATGAAATATCACCAGTAAATGTTCCAGTAGCAACTTTACCAAGAATTATATTTCTGTCTTTAGTTTCTATATCTACAGATGAAATTGTAGATGTAGAACCTTTAACAGTTAAGTTACCAGCAATATCAAAGTTACCACCAACAGCAGATAGGTTGTCAACATATGTCTTAACCGCTTTCTGTGTAGGAACTTTAAGGTCACTATTTTGAGTTAAAAGACCATCTGTTGAGAATTCGTTAATTGCAGCACCTAACTGAGCACCGATTGAACCAAGTCTCAAACTGGATAGACCAGATAAGTCAAACGCAGAAGCATCTAGAGTCGCCTTACCAGTCGCCTGGTTGACCCTGAAGTACTGTCCAACAGCAAAGTTACCATCTTGGTCGGTAGAGACGTAATAAACACGACCTGGACGTGTCTCATCAATCTCCTGTGAAGGAACATTTGCTGAGAGTGGAAGATATGGCCAGTTTGTATTTGCTTTGTTTCCAGTACCAACGTCTAGGAAGTCATGAGCAGTTAGACGAACCTGTGAGTATCTGTAACGAATCTTGAATGATTGTCCATCTGTACATCCGATTGTCTTCTCATCAGCAAACTGAAGAATTGTAAGACCTGTAGTATCAGTAGTAACAGCTGAGATCTTCATAAACTCACTGCCTATCTTGATATAGTCATTAGCACTAAAACCAACATTAGCTTTCTCAACACGAATGTTTGTAGCACCTGAGTTGATATCTTGAATTATTTTATCCTGAGATCCAACCTTTGCGGCCAAGATAGTAATTGTTGCACCAGAGTTGTGAGTTCCAGCAGTTGTACCTTCTTGAGCACGTACTGCTGTAACAGATGTTGCTGATGGGAACGAACTAACTTTGAATAACTCATTATTAATAATAAGGAATCCATTAATTGTCATTCCTGTAACAGCGTCCACGTTCATTGTGAACGGTGAAGAAGCACCTGATGCTATATTAGTTTGTAGAGCAGCGGTGTTACCTGCTGCTTCAAAGAATTCAATGTTTGAATGTCCATCATGTGATGCAGCACTACTTCCTAACTGTGATCTTGTTACTGTTAATGCACCTCTACCATCTGCTGCTGTGTAACTAGAGTTAGAGATAACATATGATCCAGAGTCATTGTTGAGACCATCATCAACTAACTCAACAGAACCACCCTGATCAGGACCTGTTGTAAGTCCAGCTGCTATCAAGATGAATCCTGATTGACCTCTCACAGCGTCTGAGTTATTAGCAAGAGTTGCTGTAGCAGTTGATGTAGCACCAGTAATCAATTCACCCTGTGCAAAGGTTCCTTTACGTGGAATATAGTAAATTTTATTTGCACTAGCTGACTGATCACTTCTTAATTCACCAATAGCATTTGATGTACCACCTGTGATAATTTCTCCTGTTGAGAATACGCCACTCTTTGTACCAGATGGGTTGACGGTAAGCATCAAACCTGAAACAGTACCATTCTTAGTAGCTTCATTTACATCAAATCCTCTAGCAATACAACCGTACTTACCATAAGATGAGTTACCAGATACAGCACGAATTCTAGCACCACCAGTAGAGGTATAAGAAATATGTGCGTAGTATGTGAAACAAGATACAATTTCAGCAGCAGATGTTCCTTCACACCAGAAACCAACACCACCTTCTAGAACCTGTGTATATGCGTCAAACACCATTGATTTGTTTGATGGTGTTGCAGAGTTATCAAAGTGTCTATGTGCTCCACCGTCAAGTAATACACCAACAGCAGCACCACCGAAAGCAGAACAGTTCTGGATATATGGTGACTTAGTAATTGGGATAGCAGGATCAAGTCTAAAGTAAACACCCTTGACTGTGGCAGCTGTCATGTCCTTATCATTAGTAGTATCAGGAACAAATCCTGTCATACCTTCTAACACAAAGTCTTTAACAATGTTATGTGTTGCACAGAAGAACATTGTAGACTCGCTGTTGATAACAGCAGCAGCAGTGGTAACAGTTTTATATCCATTAGTGCTTGTAGCACCACTCATATTACCGTTACTAATTGCTGTAGTAACAATACCAACTAATGTTGTATGAGCAGATTGAACTTGAGCACACTTAGGAGTGCTATCTGCTGTACCAGTAAACATTGTCTGAGTAAAGTTGTTACCAGCAGACTTAGTAACTGTAATATTCTGAAGAATCTCAAGACCAACAGAATCAATGTAATTGAATAATTGAGTATCCTGAGTACTATTACCAGTGATGGCAGTACCACCAACTAATGCCTGAGCATAATCATAAATTTTATTGTTACCACCATGTTTGACGTTATATGCTATATCTGTTATAGCAGCTTCTAAACGACTCTTCACAGTCGCTTCTGTACCACTTACAGCACCTTGGTTTGCAACGTGACGATGGTATGCTTCATTAGCAAGGAAAGTCTTATTGTCAATCAACAAATCACGACCATCAGCATGACTATTGCTGATAATATCAACATACTTATCGCTAGTAGTCCATGCTCCACCACTTGCAGCAAGAATTGTAACTACAGTTTTAGCAGCATTTACATCAAGAAGTTTACCAGTCTTAGACCAGCAGAGTTACTAATTGTTTCACCTAACTGGAAATGTGTTAGTGCAGTTGTAAGAGTTAAATCTTGTTCGTTTGAATTACCAGCAGCAGGTTTAACAATTGTGTTTCTAATATTGTCACCAATAATTGAAACGTATGCAGGAATATGAATTGGAAGAACTTCCGAATAAACACCTGCTTTTACATAAACAGTAACTGGATTTGTAGCAGATGGTTTTGAAGCTCCTGTAAGTGATGATATATACGCCATTGCATAACGTAATGTCAAGAATGAACGTGACATATTTAAACCATTGTTACTGTCATCACCAGTTTCAGTAACATAGTAAACACTAGTAGTAGAATTATTTGTTTCCCATCTTGGAAGAAGTGGAGAACCACCAACTGTTAGAACCTGACCACTTGCTTGTCTTTCAGCAGATATGTTACCAACTCTTGTGATTCCACCTGTAGTAGCAGAAACAAAACTGTGTGCAGATGTATCAGAAGAAATACCAACATTAACTGTAAATGTATTGTTATCAACTTTTGTTAATTCTATAAATTTACCGCTAATTGGGTCAGTTGAACGTGGATATGGATGGTTTGTTGCATTACTATCCTTAGCACAAGTAAATGTAATTGAACCATCAGCAAACTTAACAAAGTCTCCTGTAGCAAATCCATGATTAGTAATAGTTACTGAAAGAAGACCTGTAGTAGGAGTATAGGTTGCACCTGTTGCTGTAACAGTACTTTGAGCAGCATTAGCAGTTGCTGCACCAGATGGAAGAGAAATTCTATTAATACCAGAAGCAGCCTGATAAAGTAAGTCACCAGTATCTTGAAGAACCTGTGCAGCATTACCACCTTGTGCAATATAATTCCAGTAGTTTCCGTTTGGATCTAATTCTGGAGCATTACTTGCACCAGTTGTATCATTGGTTTACAAACATAAGTATTGGAGTTTCTATTTACAACATCACCTTTTTGGTAGATTGTTGAAGAACTCCAAGCACCTAACCAGTTAAATCCTTCTGCTAGTAAAGTCCAATATGTAGTATCTGTTGGTTTGTTACCAGTTGTTGTTGCTTTACATGTGTAACTAAATCCACCAAATCTAACAACATCACCTGGAACATATTTTGTACCAGAAGCGTATTCACCTTTAGCAATAAAACCAGTTGATAATACACTCCAGTTTCCAGTATCTTCGTTTGGAGTTGTGATAGAAGAGTGATCTCCTTTTGCAACATAACTGTAACCACCATAAGTTACAATATCACCTTTTTGATAATTTGTTGATGCAACCCAAGAATCTTCATACTTTAGACCCTCTACGTAGATGTTGAAATTGGCAGGAAGTATATCAGCACCAGATGTATGTCCAATAGTACAGACGAATTGAGTGTTACCATACTTGACAACATCGTTTATTTTGTACCAGTAAGATGTTACCCAGTCTCCTTTATTAACTATTCCTTCTGTATGTAAACTCCAATTAGTTAAATCAGCTGAATAAAATTGTACTTCAGTACTTGATGATGTATGGTTAGTCGTACACACATAAGTGTTACCACCGTACTTGACAATATCGTCAATGACGTAAGCTGTTGAAACGGCCCATACGCCTTTCCAATTAAACTTCAGTCTGCCGAGTCTAAAATCTGCCATTTGTAAAAATCCTACTTAGGTCCGTTAGTTGTATAATCATATATTTTATTTAGTCTTGCGACTAAGTAACCCTCATCATCAATGAAATAAGTCAGATTTCTAAAATCAAATCTGAATTGTTGATATTTATCATCAGAATCTGTTAGTGTTACTTTTGCACCAGATGGTTCAGCAACATAATCAGTTCCTTGAAGAAAATTTTCGTACTGTTCACCATCTAAACGATGAAAATCAAATACAACATCTTCTGTAGATCTTGCTTTTGTATAATGAAGCATTCCTTCTGCATCTCTACGGAGAGCATGAACAGTAAAATCGTTTGCTTGAGCTACAGTTTGTCCTGTAGTTCCGCTACTTGAACTAAGATGTAAAGCCATTACATTAAAATCCTCCAGTTTGTACCATCCCAAATGAACTGTATATACATGCCAGCTACGTCAAGAATGAACTCGTGATCTTGATTTCCAAATTGATTTAGAAATTTGATCGTACTACTACTTGTAGTCAAAGTAACATTATTTAGAGCCCAAGTTCCTTTACAATCAGCAACTTCAATTATGTCTCCTACATGAGGAACAACACCTGCCTGTTCATAAGGCATAGTCAAACTCAAAGGTCCAGCTGTTGAATCAAGTAAATACTTAACTCCACAAACTAATTGTTGATTAACAGTTAAGTGTTCCCATCTTGCTCTTTGGAGTTCAAATCCTCCAATGTCCGATCCATCATGAACGACAGCCGTTTTTTTCTGGGTATCAACTGTAATTTCAGCATTAGCACCAGTAAATTGAGCATGTTCAGTGGTATTACCTTTTCTAAATTGTACTTGGGTGGTTGCCATCTATTACTTGCACACTTTTCTCACAATATATTTATGGTTTAAATAATCCAGACCTGTGTAAATGGTGGTTGGAAGAGTTGTACTTGTACTAATGCAATACCAGAAATTGTGACATTTCCACTTCCTTTGTACGGAGCACGTACGTATGCATCATCGGCATTGTTAACATTAGAGATTCTACCAGAACCTTGATATGCATGAGCACGGAGATCATAACTATCTCCTGTAATATCAATTTCAATTCTTGGTTGTTCCGCAAATGTGAGGAGAGGATCGCCCGAAGTTCCTCTGATTGCAAGGGTTCCACCTTGACTGAGAAGCTTGGAAGTTCTGCTGTCTGCTCCAACTCCTGTAAAGGAGAAAAGCATTTGCTTCTCCAATGGGTTGAAGGTAAGAGATTCCGCAGCACCAGATATTTTTCTGAGTGAACCAAATCCAACAAAGTCTCTTGCTCTGACAATAGCTGCATCGCCAAGAACTCTTGCTGTGCCAGAACCAATGTGTAAAGGAGAGAAACTATCAATGACATTTCCAAGTGTCTTGACTGTTCCTTGACCAACTTTAGATTTTGTTTTTGTAACCTTGCCTTCTCCAAGGAACGAGAACAACATTTGTTTCTCGTCTGGGTTGAAGGTAAGAGATTCTGCTGCACCACTAAGTTTTCTGAGAGATCCAGATCCAATGTAAGGTCTGCTACGAGCAATATCACCATCTCCATAGACTCTGAATAGAGATGGAAGTGTAGTAATATCAATTCTTCTAGACTCTGCTGCACCAGATAGTTTTCTAAGTGAACCAGATCCAGCAAAGTCTCTTGCTCTAACAGCATCTGCATCACCAGTAACAAAGATAGTACCAGAACCAATATTGTTTGGAACGAATTTGTCTCTTGCAATTCCACTGAGTTTAACAGTTCCACCCTTACTGATTTCTCTAGCAAGTCTACTTTCAGAACCTTGACCTGTGAAGGAGAAGAGCATTTGCTCTTCAGTAGGATTGAAGGTAAGAGATTCAGCAGCACCACTAAATTTCCTAAGTGAACCAGAACCAATCCAAACAGGAGCAAATCTGTAGTCACTGTAAACGTAAACTTTAATTCCACCAACAGAATTCCAGTTAGGTACGAATCTAATATCAGATGCTTCTGGATATATTTTGAATCCACCAGATCCAATTTCAACAGAACTAGTAGCATCACTACCTTGACCTGTAAAGGAGAAGAGCATTTGCTCTTCTGTTGGGTTGAAGGTGAGAGATTCCGCAGCACCACTGAATTTTTTAAGTGAACCACTACCTTTGTATCTTGGAACTTTTTGAGTTCTAGCATCACCACTAACTCTGAATAGACCAGTAGTTTCATGTGCAACAGCAGATACAACAGTAGAACTATTAAATGTAAATAGTCTTCCGTCTCCTTTTGGAGGAACTGCAACTGTATTCTCTGATCCTGTTCCTGTAAACGAGAATAGAAGTTGTCTCTCCAGTGGGTTGAATGTAAGACTTTCGGCAGCACCACTGAATTTTTTGAGTGAACCAGATCCAATAAATGATCTTGTTCTGTCTGTATCTGCAATACCAGTAACAGGAATTCTTCCAAATGGTTGCTCTGCAAATGTAAGAATTTCTGGTTCTGTTGTACCACGAAGACGAAGTTCTGCTGTCCTTTCTGGTGGATTTGCAACAAATATTTCTTTGCCAACTCCATTGAAGGAGAATAGCATTTGCTTCTCCAATGGGTTGAAAGTAATACTTTCTGCTGCACCAGAGAATTTCTTGAATGTACCAGATCCAATATGGATTCTTGTTCTTGGAACAGAACCTTCTCCAGATATAGGAATTCTTCCAAATGGTTGTTCTGCATTTGTTGCCCGAACAACATGCTCTCCAAATATACGAATCTTCGCTGTGTCTTCTGGAGGATTTGCAATAAAGACTTCTCCACCAACCCCTGTAAAGGAGAAGAGCATTTGTCTTTCCAGTGGATTGAATGTCGCAGATTCTGCTGCACCACTGAATTTTCTGAGAGAACCAGAACCAGTATATTCTGTTGATGTAGATTCTGCACCAGTTCCAGTAACTCTGATAACACCTGAACCTGGATGTAGAAGACTGAATAATGTGTATGCTTCCGATCCAATTTTGAACAGACCACCAGCAACAGCACCAATAGATGTAGATTGTGCTGCACCAGAGAATGCATAAAGTACACCAGATCCAATATGTGTTGCTGGAGTAAATGACTCATCAAGAGTACCAGTAACTTTAGCACCACCAGATCCAAAGTAAGGAGGAGTCCAGAATGTATCACCTTCACCAAAGATACTAACACCAGCCTTACCACTAACAGAGTAACCAGTGGTAATAATGTTTTCAACATAGAATGTTGTTGCTGTACCTGCAATTTTAAATGCACCAAATGGACATAGTTTGGAACGAGTTCCAAGAATATGACCGTAATCTCT